GAATCGCAATAGCTAGTGAATACTATGGAGTTTTTAAAGGTACTATTGATACTGGAGTAGAAATCTCTAAGGCAATTTATTCTCGAACATCTGGAGTTTCAACTTACTCTAGTATTTCAGGATATTCAACTACTTCAGGAATCTCTTCTCTATCTTTAGGACTTTCTGGAACTCCAAATATTCAAGTTGGTATTTCAACTGCAAACGAATATTATGGAGTCTTTAAAGGTACTATTGATAATGGAGTTATTTTAGAAAAGTCTAACTATTCCAATATATCTGGTGTTTCTACATATTCTCTTAATTCTGGAATATCGACGTTTTCAAATATCTCTGGTGTTTCCACATATTCCTCTACTTCAGGTGTATCAACTTATTCATTAACATCTGGAATTTCAAGTTACTCTAATATTGCTGGTATTTCTTCATATTCTAATACTTCAGGTCTCTCAACCCTATCTCTAGGCCTTTCTGGAACTCCTAATATTCAAGTTGGTATTGTAACAGCTAGTGATTATTATGGTGTCTTTAAAGGCACTATTGACTCAAATGTAGCAGTAGGAAATGCAAGCTATGCAACTACTTCTGGGATTTCTTCAGTTACGGTAAAACTTCAAAACTCTAGAACATTTGAAATAACTGGAGATGTTGCTGCTTCTCCTATTCAATTTGATGGTACTGGAAACGTATCTTTAGCAGCTACAATTCAACCAAATTCTGTTGGGTTGGGAACTCATACTTTTGGTAATTATGTTAAAAATATCACTGGAACTTCTAATCAAATCAATGTAACTAATGGTAATGGAGAGGGTTCTAGTCCTGTAATTTCTATAGTTACGAATCCAATATTGCCCGGAAATGTAACTGTTACAAGTGATTTAAATGTTTATAATAACTTAAATGTCACTGGGAACATATCTATAGGTGGAACTACAGCCATCATTTATGCTCAAGAATTTATAGTTAAAGATAAACAAATAGTTCTTGGTTATACAACAGATTTAAATGGGTTTGAAGCATCTAATGATAATACAGCCAATGGTGGAGGAATTTCCATTGCATCAACTGAAGGAAATCCCTTAGTTGATTTTAATATTGTAGGTATTCACACGTATCCTAACACTTATAAAGATATTATCTGGGTTAAATCAGGAACATTAGGTTCTGGAACAACTGATGCCTGGCATTTTAACTATGCAATAGGTATAGGTTCAACTCAAGTTCCCGATGGTATTGTTTTAGCTGCAGGAAATGTTCAAATTTCTCAAGAAGATATTAAGTCTATTAGAAATATTAATTCTTCTGGAATTATAACAGCGAATCAATTCTATGGTCAATTAATAGGGAACGCTAGTTTTTCAAGTTACTCAACGACATCAGGTATCTCAAGTTATGCAAATACTTCAGGTATCTCAAGTTACTCAACATCCTCAGGTATCTCAAGTAATGTAATTGGTGGATTAGGTTCGCTTGTTGGTCTTACAGTTTCTGGGATAACTACAATTGCTAATGTTGTAATTTCTCCAGTTGGAACTGGAGCGACAATTGGAAGCAGTGGTATTGTGACTTATTATGGAGATGGTTCTCAATTAAGTGGAATAACTGCAAGTAGAATAAGTGACTCAACTGCAGATGGTAGATTACTTTTAACATCTACAGTTGATGTTCAGAAAACTGCACTTGGTATAGGGTCTACTGCATCAATTCAATTTAGTAGTATTGGTATTGGCACTCCAGCTATTAGTGGATTTAATTTAGCTCTAGCTAATGGTATTATACAAAGAAGAAATACTGTTACATCAATTGGAGGAAGTTATACCATAGATATACAATCTGGTAATGAATTTGTAACAGGAGCAACAATTGCTGGAGTTACAACATTCCACCTAAGTAACTTAGCAAACTTACCTAATGGTTATATTTGGAGAGGTGTCTTATCTTTTGCATATAGTAGTGGAATCGTTTCATTTTTTACTCGAAATAGTGGTTATACCGTTAAATGGGATGGAGGTACTGTAATGACTCCCACTGCAGGAGAAACAGAAAAAATAGTTATCGAAGTAGTTGGTGGAACTAACACTATTGAAGTTGCTCCATTAAAAGGTAGGACATAATTATGTTAGGTAGAAGTATCTTATTGGCTGCTACAAATACTGCAATTCCTGGATTTGGGACAAAATATGCTAACCCGTCTACTTTACCTACTGGAATTGGTTTTGATGTGGCATTTAGCCCCTCAAATACTGCTATTGCTGTTGCTCATGGAACATCTCCATTTATTTCTGTATATCCTTGGTCCTCTGTAAGCGGATTTGGGTCAAAATATGCTAATCCGGCGACTTTACCTACTGGTACTGGTAATGGTGTAGCATTTTCACCAGCCAGTGATGCTATTGCTGTTGCTCATGTAACATCTCCATTTATTTCTGTATATCCTTGGTCTGTAAGCGGATTTGGGACAAAATATGCTAATCCGGCGACTTTACCTACTGGAGTTGGATATAGTGTTGCTTTTACATCGTCTGGGAATGCAATAGCGATTGCTCATGGAACATCTCCATTTATTTCTGTATATCCTTGGTCTGTAAGCGGATTTGGGACAAAATATGCTAATCCATCTACTTTACCAGGGTTAGAGGGATATGGTGTAGCTTTTACATCATCTGGAGACGCAATAGCGGTTGCACATTTCGGTTCTCCATTGGATTCTGTATATCCTTGGTCTGTAAGCGGATTTGGGTCAAAATATACTAATCCATCTACTTTACCTACTGGAAATCCTTTTGGTGGAGCGACTTTTACATCATCTGGAGACGCAATAGCTGTTGCTCATGATACTTCTCCATTTATTTCTGTATATCCTTGGTCCTCTGTAAGCGGATTTGGGTCAAAATATACTAATCCATCTACTTTACCGGCTGGAAATTCTAGAGATGTAGCTTTTACACCATCTGGAGACGCAATAGCGGTTGCACATTTCGGTTCTCCATTTATTTCTGTATATCCTTGGTCTGTAAGCGGATTTGGGACAAAATATGCTAATCCATCTACTTTACCGGCTGATAACGGGGAGGGTGTAGCATTTAGTCCCTCAGGAGATGCTATTGCTGTTGCACATCCTCTTTCACCCTTTATCACAGTATATCAATGGAACAACTAACAAAACAACAAATTCTTTCAGAAGCATTAATAGCAAGAGACCAAGAATTATTAGGTTATCAAATTAATATTGATAACTACACATTGGCAATTAAAAAAATCACCAATGAATACCCAAATAATGAAGACCTTCAAGTATTTAAAAATGAACTACAAATGAGACTTGAAGAAGAATTAAGGCAACAATTGCGCTGTAAAATCATTAGAGATATTATAGCTTTACAAGTAGAGTCAAAATGATAAATAGTTAATACTATTAGCAAAAATAATGAAATTAATTACAGAAGAAGCACAAGACGTTAAAATGCTAACTGAAAGTGTAAAGGGTAAAAAAACTCTTTATATCGAAGGTGTATTTTGTCAAGCTGAAACTAAGAATAGAAATGGTAGAATTTATCCAAGACAAGTTCTTAATAATGCAATTAATCATTATGTTGAAAATTTTGTTAAGAAGAACAGAGCTGTAGGAGAGTTAAACCATCCGGCCACCCCGACAATTAATTATGACAGAGTTTCACATATCATTGAGTCTCTCGAAAGAAAAGGTGATAATTATTGGGGAAAAGCTAGAGTAACTAACACTCCCATGGGAAACATCGTAAAGAATCTTCATGAAGAAGGAATTGTCTTTGGAGTTTCTTCAAGAGCTGTAGGTTCTCTAAGACCAACAAACGAAGGAGTCAATATTGTAGGAGACGATTTAATGTTTTCTACTGTTGCTGATATTGTTCATGACCCTTCATGTACTTCAGCATTTGTTGAAGGTATTATGGAAGGTAAAGAATGGTATTATGACGTAACTAAGAAAGAATGGCTCTTAGAAGATACTAAAAGAAAAATCAATAAGTTAGTAGAAAGTAGACAATTAGAAGAAAAGAAACTTCAACTCTTTGAAGATTTCTTGAATTGCATTTAATTAAACATTTCACTTTTATAAATAGACATAGATTAAACAAACTAATTAGGTTTCAAGGAGAGATAAAATGCCTCGTGGTAAAAATCTACAAGAAATGGACGCAAAAAATCCTCAATCTAAAACTGCAGTAAACAGCAAAGCCGCTCCGGCTGAGCCTATGCAACATCTTAATGGTAATCTTCCGCCCGGTCAAACTGGCGGTTGGGAAGATTTAGGTGGTCCTACTCCAGAGAATTATCGTAATGATGATGAATCTGCAAAACTCAAAGACCCTGCAGCTCGTCTTGCTCAAGTTCGAGATGTCGTTAATAAGAGTGCAAAACCCGCAGACCCTATGCCACATTTAGCTAAAGGTGCGGTTAAAGAATCTCTTGAAGATGAGGATGAAGACCTCCTAGAAGACGACGAAGACTCTGACGAGGATTTAGACGAATCCGTCGAAGAAGAGTATGACGACGAGGATGAAACTGTAGAGTATGAGGACGAGGATGAGGATACTGAATATGAATATCAAGAGGAAGACTTTAACGTTGAAGAAGACGTTAATGCTCTCCTAGAAGGTGAAAATCTCTCCGAAGAGTTTCAAGAAAAAGCCAAAACCATTTTTGAGGCTGCTCTCAAAACGCGTGCAGCTCAATTAAAAGAAGCCATCGAAGCTCAATATGAGCAGGCACTACTCGAAGAAGTTGAAGCCATTAAAGCTGACCTTGAAGAGCGTGTTGATTCTTATCTTGAGTATGTTGCCGAAGAATGGCTAGAAGAAAATCGTCTCCAAGTAGAGACTGGAATTAAAGTTAAGGTTACGGAATCCTTCTTAGAAGGTCTTAAGAATCTTTGTGAACAACATTATGTAGATATGCCTGAAGAAAAGTATGACGTGCTGGAAGGCATGGTAGAAAAATTAGACGAAATGGAAGAAAAACTCAACGAGCAGATTGAGAAAAACATGCGGCTTAATCAAAGACTCTCTGAGTCTGTTGCCGATAGAATTCTTGATGAGGTTTCTGAAGGACTTGCCGTCACTCAGAAAGAGAAGCTCGCCACACTTTCTGAAAGTGTTGAGTTTGAAAGTGAGCAAAGCTATAGAGAAAAACTTACCACTCTTCGGGAATCTTATTTCCCCGCTCGTAGAGTTAGTAAGTCTGCGGAATCTACAGAAGTATTAAATGAAGATTATGATGCCTTTGCTTCTTATAACATTACAGATTCAATGGCTAAGTATCTTAATGTCGCTGAAATGTTCCGCAAAAACTGAGTACAACATTAATCAAATTCAAAACTATTATAGGTAAAAAAGCAAATGTACAACAATCTTTCTCATTTGCAGGAAAAGTGGGCTCCTCTTCTTAATAATGAAATTTTTGAGCCGTTTAAGGACCCTCATCGTCGGTATGTAACCGCTGTCCTGTTTGAAAATCAAGAGCGTGCCGTTAGAGAAGAATATGAATTTTCTCGCGGAATGTTATTTGAATCTCCTACAACTTTCGCCAATGCTCCTGGTACTGGTGGTGGTTTTGGTGGTTCTGCCACTGCATCTGGCCCCGTGGCTGGTTTCGACCCGGTGATGATTTCACTGATTCGTCGTTCCATGCCGAATCTGATCGCTTATGACCTTTGTGGTGTTCAACCCATGACTGGTCCTAACGGTCTCATCTTTGCGATGCGCTCCCGTTATAACAATCAGACTGGTACTGAAGCGTTCTATAACGAAGCTGATAGCTCCTTCTCTGGTCAAGATAGTGGTTTCAATCTTACTGGTGGCTTTACTGATGCCAACGTAGGTATGGGTACGACCAGTGGTGCAAACCTTGGCTCTAATCCTGGTCTGTTGAATCCTGTTGGTACTGCATCTTCTACCGCTTATCAAGTTGGTCAGGCGATGAAGACTGGTGATGCTGAACAACTCGGTTATGCTGCTGGCGACCAATTCAATGAAATGAGCTTCTCCATCGAGAAAGTTCTTGTTGAAGCCAAGACTCGTGCTCTGCGAGCTGAATATAGTCTTGAACTAGCTCAAGACCTTAAGGCTATTCATGGTCTGAATGCTGAAACGGAATTGGCGAATATTCTCTCTACAGAGATTTTGACCGAAATCAACCGCGAAATCATTCGTACTATTTGTAAAGTTGCTGAACAAGGTGCTGCGGTAAACGTTGCTACTCCTGGGGTATTCGACCTTGATGTTGACTCTAATGGCCGTTGGTCTGTTGAGAAATTTAAGGGTCTTCTGTTCCAGATTGAGCGCGATGCTAATGCTATTGCTCAACGTACTCGTCGTGGGAAGGGTAATGTGATTCTGTGCTCCGCTGACGTGGCATCGGCTCTTACGATGGCTGGTGTACTTGATTACACTCCTGCTCTTAATGCAAATCTTAATGTTGACGATACCGGCAATACGTTTGCTGGAGTTCTTATGGGTAAGTTCCGCGTTTATATTGACCCATATGCGGCCAACGTAAGTGAAACTCAATATTATGTGGTTGGTTATAAAGGTTCTAGTCCATATGATGCTGGAATTTTTTATGCGCCATACACGCCATTACAAATGGTTCGTGCTGTCCATCAAGATGCGTTTACGCCGAGAATTGGCTTCAAGACAAGGGCAGGAATTGTAGCGAATCCATTCGCTGAAGGTACTGAGCAAGGTCTTGGAAGACTTCGTATTAACGCCAACCGTTATTACCGTCGCGTTGCCATCCGTAATCTTTCCTGAGATAGGCAGTATTATAAAACTAAAAGAGGGCTCAAAAGGCCCTCTTTTTTATTACTCCATTCCAAAACAAAAACTCCCACAATCATAAATTCTATTAAAACCCATTTCTCTAGCTTTTTCATATTCAGTACAATCATAAGCACCTATAAGTTTTTTCTGGAACTTCATTCTATTATGACGAACCAAATAATTCTTATCGACATAATAATAACCAGGGCCATTCACTCGAATTAACTTAAAACCATTCTTAAGATACACATCACCTTTAGAATAACGACGGTCAGCATAAGAAACAATAGAACCAGAGTAGTTCTTCCTAAAATAAGACAACAATTTACTAAAACCACCAATCACATTAAGACCACTAGAATTACAAAAACGAACTAATTCCCAGTCAAATTTATTATTAAACCTAGACTTATTAAAAGTCATTAAACATACCAAATTGCCATTATAATCAAGACCAAGTTTAATACCAGATTTATCTTCACCTTGAATGTGATGAGAATTTAAAAATCTATTCTTCTCATCAACACTCACCTCAACAATAGAACATTTACGAGCATAAATTCTATCATTAAGACCTAATTTACTCTTTAAAATAGACTTAACAATTTCATTCTTATAGTTCCATTCATCACTAAAAATATGAACTAATTGAATGCCTTGTTTATTACATTCTAAAGTTTTACTTAAGTGATAGTTAGGTCCTTTAATGCGACTCTCTCTTTCTTCCCATGGTTTATA